CTTACGCCACGATACACGTTAAATGAATTTGCATAAGCAGGCAAACTAATTCCGGTAATGGTCGCACAGTTCGTGTTAGTTGCTGCAGGCACCACTGCCGGAACCGTAAAAGAGAGCGGTCCTTCCTGCTTCGCTCCGTCTAAAGCGCTAATAGCATAGTAATAAGTAGTTCCCCCCGAGAGCGATCCGCCAGTAGTTTCAAATTGTGCCGCTAAGCTCAATAATGGTATGTTAGTTACTTTTGTGCTCGGTTTTCGCGGTTGAGCAAAGCTGACAGTTATCTTGTCTGTGGCTGTTCCATCCTTAAGAGTTTGAATATCTTCTTCCACCTTAAAGTCAAAGTATTCGAAACTGCCGCTCGGACTGTTATGAGCGATTAAGCCTATCAATGGGCGAGGAGTGTTTGTCTGAGACCCTGGCTGTCTGCCTGCTCCAGCCAGAATGGTAGGATCATCGCTATACCAGTCGTCATTATGAATTTGCGCCAGCACAGTAACTGCTTGGAAGTTTACCGAAGGCGAGAGCTTAACGACCCGAAATGGTACACGCTCAAATCCTTCTTTGAGGTAGGTAAGAGCGATAATATCTCCCGGTCGCGCTTTTAGAGCTCGAAAACTTGTCTGGAACTCAGCAAATAAGTTTCCTTTCGTTGATTTATCTAACTGCCGGAGAAGCACTCGCGTTGCTTGATTAAAGTTTGAGATTCCAAGTGCTGTTGATTGGCTACTGACCTCATAACCGATCAACGCTGAATCTTCGGAGTCTGCTATTGAGAGACTATCTTGCTGGTACTCGTTTGTCTTGTCCTGGAACTCAACGCTCAAACGGTTTGAGGTTTCTGCTACTGTGCGGGACAAAAGCCGCACCGACGAGCTTCCGTCAGGGTTCCGCATAATTCCGGAAAATGGCGCTGAGGCATCGCTGAACTCATAAGCCGGCCAACCTCCGTCCAAAGAATCGGTGCTATTTCCGCCATCTGGAAGGGCGCTTTGCTGCGCGGCTAACGTCGTTTCGGGCAGCAGTTCAAGAAAACCATTCGCGCCATAACGCAACATCAGGCTTGCGGCAGTTCGAATGCCACGAGCCACAGCAGCTACGCTCTGGCGCTTTGTCAAAACCAGGTTGCATTCATAGCGGGGAACTTGGATTATGTTTCCGTTAAAGTCCTTTGTATTAATGACAGCGCTGCAGAAATCTGCAGATGAAGCAAACGAGGGGAGGTTTAACTCAGCCAAACTCCATCCGCAGCGGCGTAGAATATCGAACAGCACCCAAGCAGGGTTATTCGAGTACTCGCTTCCTTGCAGGTTTCCATTGGTGTCATAGACGTCAACTTGCATACCTTGTAGCAACACTTCTACATTCGGCAGAGAAGTGCCGCTGCTGATTCTATTTGGAACCACAACAGCCAGAACTGCCAGGCTGCCATACGGATCTCCTAACGGATTTCCGTTGGTATCCGAGAAGTCCAGGTTGAAGCTACCGGTCCGGGTACCCGATGTAACAATGCTGTACCAGCCGGTGCTGGTCATATCGGTACCGGCGGATGCTTGCGGAATCTCTACATCGTTGACCACCACCTTCAGAACACTCGTGATTGGCCCCAATCCCGCCAGAACTTCCATGTGGGTCAGGTTCCCATCATTTCTGGCAAAGATAACCGGCATCTTGAGCCATCCGGTTCCGTAGACAAGGGGAACTGAGTCGTTGTATTTAGCCGAATTGCTCAGCAGTGGAGATAGATGCGAGCTTTTATCGCCGGAAGTTCTAACACTCACAGCTGAGGGGACAAACTCGAACCCGCCGAAACGCCTGGTCAGATTTCCTGATGCGTCGTTGTTGAACATGCCGCGCTGCTCGCAGTTGTGGCGTGATTTATCGCAGCTTGTAAACACCTGACCGGAATCCCAATTACCAACCCCTCCAGCTACATCAGGCGAGTACCCACAGCGATAGAATCGTGAGAAGGCTCCATTTGCTCCTCCATCCTTAGCCTCCTGCCGCTGCTCAGAACTGCTAGGAAAATTCCACGGGCAAGATCGCTGGATACGTACATCGGGTAAAGGAATGCGCTGTAAGCTGAGCTTATTCAAAAAGCTGATTGTAAGCGTATTTTCAGTAATCTCATCGGGATCTCCGGCAATACCGCGAAACAGCACGGTGCTCTCGGTCGTGGTCAGCCGGCTGGGAAGATCCACAAATGCGAAGTAGACGGTCAGTTGTGAACCTTTGAAGCCAATAACCGCATTGAGTTCGGAGAGTGTTGAATCAGCATTGGCCAATGTGATGGAAAGCTGAGATATGCCGTCCATAGCATCATCGGCGGACAACTGCAGCTCAAACAGATTATGCTTGATAACTCTTGCCGCATAGGGCTGTGCATTGAGGATGGCGCTGTGCGTACACCATCGCTCCACATCACCGGACGGCAGAATGCACTCAAAGAAAAGCAACGGAGTGTCTGTTTCTGCCTGCTGCTTCGCTTGATTGATCGTTAACATGATTGTCTTCTTAGGCTGCTGTCTCGATACTTACGGTTGTGGCGTACAAATTGATATCTTCTGCCGTGATCTGGAACTGTTCAATCGCCCAGTGCGCATTTGCATATACTCCACCGGTAATGGTAGTGGGCTGGTAGCGTGAGGGAGAGATCTGAGCTTCTAGCTGCATTCCGAAAACTTTTATCTGTGTTCCGGCATCCAGGCTGGCCCCCACGGTCATGCTGGATCCGCTGTCATTCAGGCGCCCGCTCACGGTGAGTCGGTTCCAACCCGAAGATAAAAACATCCGCTTTGACTGTTCAGTATTAGGGCCGCGTTGAAATAATGTAACCGGAGTTTGTGCAACAGCTGCAGCATACAAAGAAAAGCAATACTGGTAGTTAGCGGGAACTTCCAAAGTTTGCGCTAACTCCTGGGCACTTTGCCCATAGTTGGTAATGGTTTGCCCTGTTGTGCCGCCAAGTGGATCGGCTGTATCTGTCTGAATTTGTAAAAGGCTGGATTTCTGCCAAACTGCATTGGTCAGGTCCGTGCTAGATGCCAGCATGTTTCCGGTTGGATCAATAAAAGTGAATGCGCTCAAAGGACCTTTGCAGGCTGTAAAGTGCGACTGCAAAAGCTGGACATCAGCAAATGACAAATTCGAATACTCTAACTGCCATATAGTCCGTCTCGCGTCGGAATCCGGCAACAAAATCATACTGCCGTCGGAAAGAATGTTCTTGATCGTGCGTGTGATTCTCGTCTTGCGGAGCGGATATTGTGCTAATGCGCCGCTTGTGAGCTGCGGATAAAAGAGGTTAGCCATTTGTTTCGATCACCCACAAGGTACTGGAACCGTTATCAACTCCAGCAAAATCATTTATTATTCCGGCAGCGCCCAGCCTGCAATTCGGCACATTCTGATTGCTAAAAGGATCTGGAAAGTTAAAGGAAGAATATTCACCTGCCTGGGCCAGAAAAAAAGCCTCAAGTTGGTGCATCTCTGACTCGTTCAGCAGTTGGAGGTGAATTTGCCATCGTCGATACTGCCGCCCTTGATTTAAAAAGCGTTGGTCGGAACCGTCCAAAAATCGTATGATCTGGACGCTTTGACCTAATACAACGCTCACCGGGTATTGCGTCACGGCACCGGAACTGAGAGTAGGAAAAGTAGCCATCTAAATCTCCGCAATCACGTCATTCAAACTGGATGAAGTCAGAAGCGCATTCTTGACAGCTTGTACGATTTCTGATTGTTTGTACACCGGCCCTGGCGATGATGTATTTTGGGAAGCTTCTTGGAAGTTGTCGCTTGCTGAAAGTCCTCCGGAAGTGATATACATTGTTTGCTGCTGGGGTTCAGGAAGCGTGAAACGCACAAGCGGCTTCTCGCTTTTCGCACCGCCATCAAATAAATTGGTTAGGCCGGAAATCAAGGAATTAACTCCTGATCCGAGAAAGCTTCCCCCGATCAGACTAGCCGCACCGCCCGAAGCAGTCTTGACCAAATTGGTCCATTCATCGCCCGTCGAGGAGCGAGACTTAGAACCGGCATTGGAAGGGGAACCAAACTGAATACCTTTGAGAGTCGGCAGACTACCGTTTGAGAGTCTCTTTAGATCGGTTGCAGCGCTGACCCTCGTAGTAGGCCTAACTATTGCCTGTACTTGCATCACTAGGTCCGCTGGCTTAAGTGCTTTGCTTGTACTTTGGCCGCCAGCTAATTTGTTCGATGTTAGTTTTCTAAACTTTGCCATTTTGCTCCTCCGCCCGCCATGCTTCATCCAAAACCAGTAGAGCGTCTGCGGTCTTCGCATCTACCCACCACGGAAAACCTCCTCCAAACTGCTTCCACCATCGGAAGTGCTGGAGAAAGGCTTTGCTCTGTGCTGAGATAATTGACTTTGGACACTGTAGAGACACAATGTCCTTGCGAGCCCAAACTGCTTTCTTATGAGTAGCTTCTGATCCGCTTATCCATGCGCAATTGCGCACAGCCACCAATCCGCTCGATCGGCAGGTCTCGCATTCCCACGCGGCTGGTGAGGAAAACTGAAAATGGAATGCGATTAGGAGTTTTTTCTTTCTTCCTCGGATAGCTCAAGTTCCGCTCGGATAGAAGCAATGATTTCATCACAGAGCAGTTCCGGGCCTTTCTCAATCAAAAGCTCGACAGAAGCCTTTTCCCCATCAATAGCCAACCCCTCAACAATGGCAAGGCCCCACTCTAAGTACAACTTGCGTACGAGCAGGTCCGCCAGGTGAGCCTCCGCTTTCTCCAGTGCGTCGCCTGTCTTGAGAAATTCATATTTGGAACTCAATTGTTGTATGCGCTCTGCCATTTCGATGCGCTGAGCGAGTGACATCTTCCGTACCGCATACCGGACGCCCTTATAGGTGTTGCTGTTCCGCCAGGCAACGCTGGAATACTCGGCTTGCTTATGCAAAGGCGATGCAAATTTCGTCATCAGCCGCTCCTTGTGCAAGATTGTTATTGAAAGTCCACATTAAGCGGAGATCCGAGTCTACATAGTCCGGCATCTCGGGCGTAACATTCGGCATATAAATGCCCATAAGTTGTCCCTGTTGCTGGCCTAACTGCAACATAGCTGAAATGCAATTTCTTTGCTTGGCTGCAGCATATAAAGCGCTTGTCTCGGCATCATCTTGCACCAGCAAACTGAATCGTGACTTTACCTGCCGCTCACCGGGAACAACCGCTGTAGGAAAACAGGACCCGAACTCATGCTGTCGAGTTTCAATGTTGTTTTTGATCTGTACCGTAGCGTCCGTCAAGGTAAAGAACTGGCTCGCCGCTTGCCCCAGCCAAACTTGCCCAAGATGTCCGGGAACGCCTCGGTAGTCGAAGGCACCGATCGTTGGCTCTGCTGGATAGCTGCTAAGACCGGCAGTTCCCGGCTGAAAACTGCTTGCATCCAAAATATCCGCCGCAGGTCCGGCAAAAACAAAATCATGATAGTCGCCGTTTACGGAAATTTCCAAACTATCCACACCTACGCCAGTAATCACTCTGTTAATAGGCGAAGCTGCATCCCAGTAGTCATAAAGAGTAATGCTGGGCAGACTTGTTGATAGTGAATATGTGAGCGTAGGGCAAAGACTGCTATTCACTGCTGGTATCTGTGAGAACGGTGCATTCATTGTGAAAGTCGAAGCGTCCGGAACACCCGTAACAAACCGGATTTCGCCAGCATAAGAAACAGCCGACCCCAAAGACAAGCCATGCGAATTTGTGGTCTGTATTGTTAGGGAGTTGACGGTAGAATGGACAACAAGCCCTGTGGAGAATTGTGGCGCTGCCCCCAAAGTTGCTTGAAACAGGGGGCCATAGCACGGCTGCCCTGCCCCGCTCCAGGAAGTCAGATATGTCCGTACTTGAAAGACTGTTCGTCGCCTTCCGTTTCGTGATGGTCCTAAAAATGTACGAGTTCCAGTTTTGTCGAGCCTTCGGCTCTGCTCCATCACCTGTTGCGCCTGCAATCGCATCGCGGGAAAGCGATTGGTGGGCGTAATTGCTGCTGCCTGTGCATACGACGATTCAACCGCTGTGTAGAAGCGGTTTGCGTTGGAGGATATGTAATTTGGCATTTGTGGAAGCTAACTCTGGCTGATATTCAGATGAAAAGTGATTCGCGCCATTTGCACAAACCCCAGACCGCCTATTTTGGGTGGTTGAAATTGAACCTCATAAACGCCTGGAAAGAAAACCCCGTCTCCCCAGTCGCCTATGTTCTTCCGTAAAACATTAGTGAGCGCTTCGACGTAGAAATGAGTCCATTGATCAATATCACCAATGAGATTTCCGCTCGTCCATAGATCGGCAACGGCCGCTAACCAGCCGGACAGCGATCTGAACTTTTCCGCCTGTGTGTTCTTCATTCCTGCGCTGTAAAGGCAAACTCGCGGATAGCTTAACTGCATATCCCGATCATCCATATCCTGCGAAGCGGAGCTAAGTATAATTTGTGCTGCCTCGATCGTAGGCACATTTATATTGCAGGCATTGTTGAGCGCAGTGATCTCCTGCTGCAACGCTGACCCGCTAGTTAGCAGGTCCGACACTTTCTGAACCGCGAGTATCGTTAAAGGGGCCATGGTATTCAACCCCTTTGCCATCGCCGGATACAGGCGACCGTAACGTCCGGTATCTGCCCGTTGCTTGGGCTCACCCCAGCAATAAGGCTGCTATTTGGCATCTGCCAGGGAGAGCCAATTGCGACCGGAGAGCTATTCTGAAGCGCTAAGCCTCCCTGCGATGTACTGACGTAAACATTCCATCCTACGGCGGCGATTGGCGCTTGACTGCTGGTTCCAGCCATGCTCACCTGTACACTCGCAGAACCATTGAGAATCATTCCGTTGATTGGACTAGGCGCGCTCTCATTACCGAGCCGGTCCACCCACGTGGCTTGAGCAAAGATCGACGTTGCCTGGAACGAACCAGCTCCAGAGGAAATCGTCGGAATTGCCGGCCTTGGTAAAGGATTGAGCACTACTCCAATGCCGCTGGTTAGACATAGTTCGCTAGCTGCATCGGATTGCTGTTGATATTCGTTCCACTTCGCCTGAAAACGGGTATTAAGTTGAACGTTATACGCCTCTGCATAAACGCGGGCCAGCGAATCAAAACATAACCAACGAAACAACAGGGGGGTTACAACAACCGTCGACAAACCGATCTTTGCTCGGTTGAGCCACTGCGGATCTGATAGCCCTGCTCGCAGGAGATTGAGCATCAGCCTGTCACCGATCTCATCAGTTGCAAGCTTTATTTTTGCTTGAACATCAATGCCGTGAGTCGACGATACCTGTACGAGTGACCCTTCGAAGGGTAAAAGGTCATCCAGCGTGACAACGTCTGAATCGGTGAACAGCGCCATAGGATCTACACCTGCTTTTTGCTGATCGTTCTGGCCGCTGTAGCCTGTAAATCAGGGTCCGCAAGAATGGCTACCTGTACGCGACGCGCTAATTCTGCCTTTTCCGCCGCTTTCCTTGCAGCTTCTTGTTGTTGAAAGAAGAGCTCCTTCTGCTCAACGCTGGCAAGGTTTGCTCTCCGCTCAAGAATCATTCTTGCGGCCACTGTGCGCGGCACTTCACACATACAACCGGCTTTGCCGCCATCTGACGTCTCGAGGCTGACAATTACCAGGTAAGGCTCCGTTAAGCTATCCTCAATCTCTCGCAGCTTTCGATAGTATTGTTTTACGTCCACTGGATATCTCCTAAAAAATGGGAGCTGCGAAGCAGCCCCCAGTCACTGATATTGACTAATGATTATTAGCTGTTGACTTGCACGGCAAAGTTGTTCCGGAGAACACCGCAACCGTAAAGGATGTCGACAGTAAACTGCTGTGACAAAGTGTTCGGTTGATAGCTCATCACCACTCGAATGCCAAAGTTGCCCATCTCGGCGTATTCAGCAACAGCGCCCGTGCCCGGTAAAGGTTGGGGTAGTCGGCGCACAACCAGTCCGATTGCATCGCGTGTGAACGCAAGATTGTGTGTATTTACCGTGGAAGCGCCCGTGGCGGTGACAAATTGTGAGCGGAAAATAAAGAAGTCCTTCATCTTGCCGACGTTGCCTTCAACCAATGCTTTCAGGCCGGCATCACCGGACGAGTAATACTCGCTAAAGCGCGGAATTTGGCGAATTTGTGAGTAAGCATTGGAATCCACAACCAGGTATTTCGGGGCTGTAGCAGGAACTTTCGCTGCAAACAGCGCGGTTTCAGCCGCGTCGATTGTGCTCTCCGTAATCGGTGTACCGGCTGAGCCCACAGCCGCATTAAACTGCGGATAAAGATTGAGCAGATCCCGCTCGACTCTCTCAGCAATGGCGATGACTGCTGGCTGCATGTAAGCTTTCAGCAGTTCCGGAAAGGCCAGCGCCTTGGTAACGTCCGGAATCTGAAAGGTTGCCTCAGCGTGCGTGTTTAGAACAATCTGAGCATTTCCCAGGTTCGGATTCTGAGGCGTAACCGTGCCGCCTTCAGCGATATTGTTAGCAACCAGAACTGGCGGAATCGGCACGTTGACTGTGTCACCGGTATTCGCGAGCACCGGCTCGTAATCACGGTTTACTAAATTGCCCATGACGAGATTGCCCATTAGAGCTGGTAAAGCATCGGCAGCAACGAGCTTTACAATTGCATTCGCCAAATTGGCAGAAGTAATAGTTGACATAGTTCTCCTAAATGTTTGGTGCGGCAGGTTCCTGCCGCTTTCTCTCCTTACGCCCTTATCGATTTATGAGCTATAAGTGATTGATTGTGATTGACGAGTATTGTGGAAGGCAGTTGTTATGAGCCGTACACCGACTGCGAAACTAAACGTGCGATTTCTTTTCTGACTTGGTCCAGTTCGTCTTTATTCATCCCGGGTCTGATTGTGTTAAGGTCAATCGGCGTTGATGTTGGTGCAGTGCTTTTCGAAGCTGTTTGCGCTCCGCTCCCGCCAGCAATCCGGGCGGGCAGAAGCTCAGGATTTTCTTGCACAAAACCAGCAAGATATTCCTGCAATGATTTATTCTCCGTGCCTCGGCCCATTAACCGGCCGTCATCCCCCCGGACCACATCGTCCTTCACGGCACGAAACGCAAGATCAATTTTCGCTACTCCGAGTCGCTGCAGTTCAGCTCGAATCTGTGAACTCCGGTCAGCCTCTTCCGCAAGCGCGCGGGCTTTTCGATTTTCGTCAACTAGTTGATTGAGCCGCAATTCCAGAGACTCCCGCCGTTTGCGCTCATCCTGCAGCTCGGCCTTGTAGGCAGGCTCGGCCTTCTGCTGTTCACTGCGTACAAACTCGCTAATAGCTTGCTTGACAATCTCTTTTACATCAACGCCGGCAGGCGTCTGATTTTCAATCGGTTCTTGATATGACACTCAGCTTTCACTCCTCTTAAGCAAACTGCACATTGATTTCGTGTGTAATTCGATCCTTTGTTTCTTGATTGGCGTCGTCCAGGTACTTAATTGCCAGCCGCTGGTAAATTTGGCGCCTCAGCGTTGGAGACTCAATTCCTAACTGAAGGAGATCCCTGGCATCCTGTAAGTCGCTGGCAAAGTCTTTGATATCCACCTCGTCAAGCCCTGTGACGGAAACAGCGACATCATCTTGGCGAGCCTTGCAGATTCCAGTCAGCACTTTTCGTATGCAGTCCTTAACAGTAGAGCCATAAGCTCGCAAAACCTCCTGAGTAATCGCAAAGTCCATCTGCTTACTCAAAGCCGATTGCGCGTGGCCGCTCACCATCTCGCCAGACGCCTGCGAAAGATAACAAACCCGGTAAATCTCTTCCTTCAGAGATTCAAGGTTACTTGCGGCAATTTGGTAGACTTTGCCGTCCGGCTCAGTCCAGCCAAACTTATCTGTTGGCCCGAGTTGAATATAGTAGCTTTCGCCGACAATTTGGTTCCATTCGCGATCAGAGTAAATCACCGGCATCGCAAAAAGCCCCATGGTGATGGCCCAGGCCAGTGCGTTTGATTTATTAAAGTGCTCTAGCTGGAGGTGTGCCGCCTTATTCGCCAGCCAAAGTCCATCAGTAACTTGCATCGTTACAAGCGGGACCCGGTTTTCTCTGCTGTAAGCATGAGGACCGCTATCAATTAAAGAGACAATTCCCTTATCGCCTTCACGCTCTGATCGGCGATAGGTTTGAAACCCTGAGCGATCGTAGTACCTCCAATAAGTCTCTTCGATCACGTCTGCTGAGTTCACGCTCGGCTGACGCCGGACCTTTTGGCGAAGAACAATCCACTCATACTCGCCATGCTCGTCAAGACTCCAGTTGATTAAATTCTCGGCCTGATACTGAACCAGGTAAGCTCGTGACAATCCCACCGCATCTTCTTCAGCTCTATTGGTGGGAGCCGTCGCAGCACGCGGGAAGTCGATCAGAATATGAGTTCGACCTGCAACAAGCACATCTATGAAACATTGCCTGAAAAAAGCGGCAAGCCTGGTGCCCTTGCGGTCACAATCCTCCAAAAAGGCAGGGAAAAATTTGTCGCCACCTTTGAAAAATCCTTCGAAGTGGATCGAAGGGCCGCGCCGGAATAGCGTTGATGCATACCAGTCAACGATCGACCCCACATAGTTTTGGTAAAA